TGATATGGATCCTGCTTTATATGCAGTGAATTTTAGTATCGGTCCAATAACTGTTAAAGCAGTATTGGACGATGGCTCGTGGTAAAATTTAAGGAGAAACTATGAAAACTGAAATTAGTTTTGTTATTGCAATTGCAGTTGCAGTTATTACATTAATTCTTTCAATGGCGCATAATCAATATACCGAATTGAAATCTATGGAACGTAATATTGAGTCTGCAATTGTAAAGGGAATTGACCCTGTTGCAGTAAAATGCGCATATTCTCCTCAATCTACGATGTGCACCGTATACGCTGTAAAGGCAAAATAACCCTATAAAGTTGAGAGTAATATAAAATATCCCTTTACTTTTATGTTCAAGTAGGGTATAATATATACTGTAAACAACTACTTTGATGACTATATTATGCAAATGCTTTTTACATCTCTCGGAAAATCAAAGAAACGTAAACCTAATGCAAAACAACGTGAGTTAGATGCATGTTGGGAAGCGTTAAAAAAGAAGTATCCAGCAAAGACGATTGCTTCAAAACAACAATCACTCAGCGAGGTATACTCACTTGGTGCACCTGCTTGTCGTGAGACACCTAAGATTCCAAGTCTTCCTTTTACTGGTGATAAAATTAAAGGTATCGGTACTATGCATAAATCAAATGCTGTTCCAGTTTTCTCTGATCAAGAAGCAATGGAAATTGCAACTATGCGAAGAAATTGATTTGACTTTTAACTTAGAATAGAGTATAATTATATTATGGATTACAAAACACAACGCCACGATCTTTTGATGAAGAAGATGAAACTAGATAAATTCTTTACGATGTATCTAGATAAATTTGATAAACAGATGGATTCTGAAAAACCAAATACCCCTGTTTGGAAACTCTATAAACAAAAGTCCGCTGAGTATAATAAGATCTCTCAAGAAATTCGTAATATTGAATATTGGATCAACAAGAATGTTTAAATCTTCTAATGATTTTTCAATGCATATTGAGCAAATTGTTCGTGATAACAATATCTCTTATATGGATGCCGTTCTCCAATATTGTAAAGAAAACTTTATTGAACCACAGGATATTGCTAAACTTGTTAACAAATCGCTCAAAGATAAACTTGAGGTAAATTTTCAAGATGAAAACTATTTACCTAAACGAGCAAAACTGGATATGTAATGGATGGGTTTAAAGCGTATCGCTATTATCTCGCATTAAAATTACACTTTACCTCTGATAAATTTAACGTCTTTGAAAATAGAGGAAATGTTAAAGGATCACGTGAAGCGTTTGAAGCGAGAAATGATAGATATATTTTTGAGAAACTGGCAAGAAAGATTGGCAACGATCGTGATATCATTCAGTTCTTTGTTGCAAATTTTGCTTACGGTAATGAGTCTGCAATTTATGCAGGACAAGAAGCCGATGATAATCTAGCCGAATGGAATAAAAGAAAACAAAGTATTACTAAGATTTTTATTGATGATCTAGCGTCTTTACTGACTTATGTTGAGATAAATAAGTTACCAACTTCTAGTATCTTTGATTTTAATTTTAACGAATATCCAGCTGCATTAAAGTTGTTTCTTGGTGGTAAAATTTCAATTGAAACCTTAGTAATTGTAAATGAACTTGATCATATCGTTGAACACTGGCTTGATAATTCTTCTGTTCAGCATATATGGAGTAATGAACTATTGCGAATAAAGAAGTTAGTTGGTTTCGTTAAATATGATAAAGAAAAACTACGTAAGATATTTACACACTTTGTTGAAGAGTTAGATTAAAATGGGTCGCACTTATTATAAATCATTGAAGAAATTTGATGATTCAGATTTTGGTAATCGTTCAGGGAAACCTGCCAAACATTCTAGTGGTAAAAAAACTGGTGGAATGAGAACGATAAATAACTATGTTGATGAAGATTATGATTTAAACAATGATTCATTTGATGATGAAGTTGAACTAGATGATAAGATTCAAATACAACATACTAAAAATAAACCGTAATATTAATACAAAGGAAATACGATGGACATTCAAACACTCCGCAAAATGCGCAATCAAGACTTCGGTAAAATTACTGAGCAGTTCGACAAGATTGCAAATCCCCAGTCAGGCGAAAAGAAGTCTTATGAAGACAATCGCTTTTGGCGTCTAGAAGGCGATAAGGCTGGTAATGGTACTGCCACTCTCCGATTCTTACCACGTGTAGAAGGTGACGAACTCCCATGGGTTCGCATGTTCAATCATGGCTTCCAAGGTCCAACTGGAAAATGGTATATCGAAAACTCTCTAACAACTCTTGGTGAAAATGATCCAGTCGGTGAATTGAACACTATGCTTTGGAACTCAGGTTCTGATGCTAACAAAGAGATCGCTCGTAAACAAAAACGTAAATTGAGTTTCACTGCTAACGTACTCGTTGTGTCTGATCCAAAGCACCCTGAGAATGAAGGTAAAGTATTCTTGTTTAAATTCGGCAAGAAAATCTTTGATAAAATTATGGACAAGGCTCGTCCGACCTTTGAAGATGAAAAGCCAGTAAACGTGTTTGATTTGTGGGAAGGCGCCAACTTTAAATTGCGTATGCGCAAGAAAGATGGTTATGCTAACTACGATGAGTCCGTGTTTTCTGACCCATGTCCTGTTGCTGAAAGCGATGAGGAAATTGTTCGTATCGTTAATGGTCAGTATAAGTTATCTGAGTTTACAGATCGTAGCAACTTCAAGTCTTATGACGAATTGAAGAAGAAACTTGATGCAGTTCTTTCTGGTGATACTTTTGCTGGTAAATCTGCTGCTCAAATGTCTGAAGAAGATCGTCCAGTTGCTCAAGCACCTACCTTTGCTTCTAAGCCAGCACCTACTCCAGCCAAGTCACTTAACAATGACGACGATGAAGATGTGATGTCTTACTTTAAGAAAATTGCTGCTGAAGAATAATTCAGTGGTTGTTGAAAAGGGCACTTCGGTGCCCTTTTTTATGCGTATTTACTTGCTAGGTATTTACTTTGAGATGATTCTTGATTCCTAATCGGTGGACGCATTTCCACTTTAGTAGAATTATTATTTGTAGTAACTGGAGCATTGACCATATTAGTTTTATTAGAAGTAACAGGTTGATCCTTGGCACCAGCATTCTCTGCTGATTTTTGTTCTACTTGATTAGCAGAAGTTGGTGTGGCTGCTTCTGGTGATGCAGATTGTTTTGCATCTTTCTTAAATGGATAAAATGGACCAATTGAAACTTCTTTATTTACAATTGGTATCTTGAATTTGATTTCAGGAACACCAATATTTTCAATTAATTTCATAAATGAATCTTTGATCCCACCAATAAAATCAGTAAATGGTTTAATTAAATGATCACCGATCCACTTACTAAAGTCTCCGATAACTTCTTTAATCTTTTCTTTATCAAACAACCCAAAAGTTAAGAAGTCTATAATACCAGCAAGACCAGCGATAAGTGCTTTACCAATATCACCTGTCTTCATATATTCATCGAAGCCATCCATAACACCTTCAAATAGCGCACCGATAATCATACCGATAGCAAATACTTTACCCAGTGTCTTAAGTATATTCATTGGATTAAATAGTGATTTGAATGATTGCATTAAAGCATCACCCAAGAAACTCATAATAGTATCTAATATACCACCACCCTCTGCTTTTGCAGGTTCTGGTTTTTTATCTCCACCCTTCTTACCAGCACCACCAGTATTCTCAGCAATTGTTTTTAGAAGATGAACTTCTTCTTCTGCAATTTTCTTACCTTCTTCAGCAATCTCTTGACCTTGAGTTGCTTCAGCTGCAGTGGTTGTTGGTGTTTTACCGAGTTCAGGTGAAGTAGGTTTTGGTATGACATTACTCATTGGTGTTCCTGCTGTTGCTGGAACTAAATTACGATTAACTGGTGTTGGGCTATGAATATCAGTTGCCCTTTGATATTTACCAAATTCATCAGCATTTGCTTGACGTTTTTCTAATAGTTTCGCAAATTCAGGATTAACTGTTTTAAGATGTTCTTCACTTATTTCTGCGCCACCATTAGCAGCTTTTGATTTTATTTTCTCAATTGCAGCCTCAGTTTTCTTTGTTTCTTTTGAAGCAGCATGCGCTTTTTCATAATCTTGTTTTAATTCTTTATTAGAAGCAGTACTACCAAGTGCTTTTTGCTGCTCAATAAACTTATCTCTTTCTAAAGTTTTATTAAATACACCACCAACATTGAGCGCACCCAAAACACCTTTCTTCATTCCACCAAGACTAAATGTTTCCTTTAAGGCAGCCTTTTTATCTTGCATTTTTTCGCCAAATGTCTTAAAGGTCTTCATACCTTTCGCCATCTCAGCAATATTTTTGGCTTCTTTATCCCATTCTTTTTGGAAATCTTCTTGCATTTTCCAAGAGCGACGACTGCCTTTGAACTGCTCTTTAGCAACTTTAAGAATATCTTGTAGAATCTTCTCAGAAGAAATAGATGGCGCAGCAGCTGCAGAAGATGAAGATTTACTTACTTCTTTAGAAAGTTCAAGTAAATTTTTAACAGAAGTAAGTTCACCAACAGCAGCAGCCTGAAGATCAAGTAATTGTTTAAACTCAGATGAAGAAATGCCACCATTAACTTCTACTGTTGTAGAACTGGTAACATTAACTACTGGTGCTTTTCTGCTATTTCTTTTTGCCATTTTAGTTTCTCTTGTTTGCTTCTATTCGTTGTTTTTCTTCTTCTAAATACTGAATTAACATAGCAACATAAACTTCTCGTTCAAACGGTATCATATCTTCAATCTCTGCCAAGGAGTATTTGTGGTACTGCATTAGAGCGAAGTTCATTTTATAATAGTTCGCTAAGTTTTCATGACAGAGATTCATTAAAAAAAACTTTGCATGCCCTCTAAGGTTTTCTTATGATGTAAACCGCATATTGGGCAGTTATACTCTACATCTTTTTTAATCCTTGGTAATGTAGCAAAGAATTTTTGAACTTTAACAAACTGTTCAGAATTTAAATTATATAAGAACTCTAACAGTTCTTCTTTTTTAGTTTCTTTAGCATAGTGAAGTTTATCACCCTCATAAATTAGATCAATACAACTAGCAACAATATCAAAGATATTATCTAGATCGTCTTGATCAGTTTTTTCAAGTTTAGTCATTAACTCAATAGTTGGATATTTCATCATTATACCAACATCACCAAACAATTCAATTTTATTAGTATGTTCCTCAGGGAACTCTACTTCAATCTTAGTAAGATCAATTGAGATCTTTACTTTGGCTTTTTCATTATCATCTCCATGATCAACATCGCATGGAAAGAATAGTTCAACAATCTCACCAACAGATTTTGCTCGAATTTGAGTAAAGATATACTCAAGATCAAATGTAGAAAGAGATTCAGGATCAACCTTATCTAAGATACAAGATCTAATAACATCTTTCAAAGTATCAACCATAACAACAATATCTTCACTTTGTTGCGCAATCAATATCGACTTTTCTTCTTTAACTAAAAATGGGCGATACTTAACACTTTTTTTAGTAGAAGGGATCACCAAGTTATAGGTTGGTGTACTCATCATTGGCAATGCCATAATTTATTCTCCTTGCATTTTCTTAATCATTTTACTCAATTCAGCAGTGCTACCTACAAAGATAGCATTGTTGGTCACTTTATCAGCAGCACCTCTTTTCGGAGCATCTAATTTTTGTTTTTGCTGATGTATATCTAACAGTTGTTGGTTTACATCAGCTAATTGTTTCATAAGGTTACCCACAACTTCAAACGCACGTGGGTGTTCAGATTGTTTAGCAACTTCTAACGCATGATATAAAGCATTCTGCCCAGTTATCAATAGTTCGCGTAGATTTGCTCTAGTTGTCTCATAGTCAGTTTCAATTTTACCTTCAGTTGTTTTTACAACTTCACCAGTAGTATTGTCAATCACTTCAAGTTCTTTTTGTTGAGGTATCGTATTAAATACCTCAGATAATGTATCATCGATTTTCATATTTATCCGTCGCTACGTGTATTCCTTGTTGGAGGATCACCTGGGAACCCTGCACCGAACGCTGCTGGAGATGGGCTTCCAAAGCCACTTGCGCTAACCATGGGTTGTGCTGGGAATGCACTTGGCGCAGGTACGCTAGATGTTGGTGGAGTAGTAGTTGGCGTGACATTTGTTGCGCTCCCTGCGATCTTTTCTTGTGTACGACCGAATGCGGCAATACCTAAAACTGCACCCATAGCGATGTGGAATAAACCAGCACCTTGTAGAGTTAAAGGATTCCATTGAACTAACTGTTGATGTTGAATGGTTTGTACCAGTGCCCAAAGAATTGGAAATATAACCATGTCAAAGAAACACACAACCATATACATCCAACCCATTGCTGGACGCCATTTCTTCTGCATCCAATCTTCATCTTTTTTTACTTCTGCCATATTTTTACCTCTTTAAAATTTTTGGGAGTTTTGTTACAACTTTAGAACCGACTGCACCTATTGCAAAATTCTTTAATCTATTCATAAAAGAATTCAGTGGATCATTTTTAGTTTTAACTGCTGCTGGTGTTTCATTAAAAATTGGAGTATAAGTACTTGGTGAATCACCCATAAAGTTATATGGAGAGAAACCTCCATCAGCATGATCAGTATTCGCAACAGTCATTTGGCCAACAGTATAATATTTGTAAGCAAAGTTTACAGATAACTTCATAATATCTTTACCAGCGTAATCCATTTGGATAGCACCAATACTTTTAGGGAATGCTTCATGTAATTTTACACCATAACGAGATTGATTTTTTAAATCTTGTACTTCAATTACAATATCACATGTATAATCTTCGTAATAATTAAAATTTCTTGTTCCAGGGTCTTGGATCCAAGTCATCCAATCATCAAAGAAAGTTTTTACATTCATTGGCGTATCAACATAAAAAGATGAAGATTGGATGCAGAAGAAATGGCGTCCAGCAATGGGTTGG